TGTAATCGCGCCTGCTACATAATCAGCTATACCGCCTGCTGATGCTACCGCAAGGTCATCATCGTACACGGCCTTAGTCATGTCGCCTTCACCGGTACCGCCACCGCCACCATTCTTGGCAATGTAATCAAGGTATTCTTCTTCCCTTGTATGTGGTTCACTCGGTAATGCGGTTCCCTGCCCTGCCATATTTGATAAATACATTTCTTTTCTTGTTTGCGGATTATTTGGTAATGCCATTGTTTACCCCCTTATCTATGCTTTGTTAAAAATGATGTATGCAGCTTCCCATTGTGAGTAGCTATTATCTGTAACACCATATGCAGTTCTAACACTTTCTTTAATTGCAGACTCATATTCGAACCTATTTCTTGGTTGCATAATCCATAGGTAATACGTTATATTGTTTTCTTCTACGAAATATGTATTTGCATCGAAATATGGTAAATCAGAAGGTGAAGCAGATGGTTGGTCTTTAAAAAATACAAATAGCTGAATCTTATTATAATCAGGCTTATAGAGCGAATTATTTATTACATATCCATCCTCTGGAATATTTATTCTTACAGGGTCAGTTTGTCCTGATGCCGTAACATTGACAGTGAATGGGCCTTTATGTACATATAATGGAAGTTGCCAACAATTCTTTAAAAAACTCGGATTTACTGTAGGGCCAGGATATACTTCGTCATAATCCTTTGGTACAGAATCACCCCAAAATTGCCTTGCTATCCCATTAACACCCACATATCCCTTGGTTACTTTGCGGGCTGTGCCATTCACACCTATATAGATATTGCTTACATTTCTTGCTATGTTATTTATTCCTGTATATACCGCTTTTGCCATTTCTGCACCTACTCGTAAACCAAGTAAATAGTGTCTGTTGCTAACGGACTTGTACCCGGTGTTAAGTCAGTATCACTTATAACGATCTTTTTATATGAACCCGGTGTGGTTTCTATTACTATAGAATTGCCGTTAAATATTGGGTTTCCGCTTCCATCCTCTGTTAATTTATCTAATGTTGACTTATTAGCATGCGTATGCTTTTTTGTTACGGCATCTGCCAAATTAGCATCTGTCTGTGTATATGTTTCGAGTAATGATAAATTAGAGTGGGTATGCTTCTTTGTAACCGCATCCGCAAGGTCTGACTCTGTTTGAGTGTATGTATCAAGCAAGGACTTGTTGCTATGGGTATGCGCTTCCTGTACCGCTGTAGCTATCTGTTCAGGTGTACCGCCTATATTATTCAAAGCATTTGCAATGACCTTATTCTGAACAGGATTTTTGCTTGTGGTACTTAGTTCTGAATCAACTGTAACTGAACCGCCTATTGGATTCCCGTTGTAATATGGATTACCACCTACTTCACTGAACTTGTCTATTACGGTCTTGTTAGCGTGGGTATGTCTTTTGTTTACGGCATCCTGTATATCTTCTGCATCTTCCGGTATCTTCTCTTCTATTTCACCTACTTCGTTTTTTATCTCATTCAGAAGAGCTTGAACATTGGTACTCACACCATCTTTTATCGCGCCTAAAGAAGCGGCCGCTGTGCTAGCTTCCAACTCGTCTATAAGGTTATTAAACTTGGGCGCTACAATTTCTTTTGCGGGAGCATCAAATTCCTGCTTCAACTCTTCTGCCGATATAGCTGGCTGATTTGGTAATGTCGTACATCCTCTGCTTTTTAATTCAGCTTCCGTAATTTTTGTAAATGCCATGCTTACCACTCCTTGTAATTTCCTGACTCCGTATATTCCAATGCCAGGTTAATCAAACCAAAAGGCTCGTTTAATTTGTCATTCTCAATACGGAACCTTGCCTTATCTACTCTTCTTGCTCTTACCTTTGCCCGTATGACTTTATCTGTTGTATCTGTTGAGAAAGAAAATCTTTCAAAGTCAACATGCTCAAAGTCAAAACTAATCGCCCTTAATTGATCTTCTGTTATGTAATTCCATAAGCCGAATCTTCTGACGTATAGCTTTAAAGATGTTTTTATCGCGGACTTTAATCTTACGGCAAAATACTTGAAGTATTTATTCTTGTAGAACAATCCACCGTCTAAATCCGGTGTTTCCCAACAACAGTAAATCTTCTTGCCGTTGTCGTTGTAACTGTCAAGCGCTTCTATGTTGGTATCAAACCTACATACATTGCCGTCTTCTGTACCTATCCATAAAGCATCTTCATCAACCCATATGGTAAAAGCAGGAACATGGGTACAAAAAAATCCGGCATACTGCCTTGTGGAGTATGGCTCGGACCTATCTGTTCTTGTGGCCTGTAAGCCATCAAGAATATATAGTTTTTCATTAACGGCCAAAACGTACTGGTCTTTAAAGATAACCGCTTTGGCTTTTTGTAAATCCTTTTCTTTTGTTAGCTGTCCATCAAGATAGAATGATCTTTTCTGCGAATACTTCTCGCCTGTTATATCCTGTGGTGTTATGGCATACACACCTAAACGAGTTAAGAACAAAGGCTCTGTCGGCATATTACCAAAAGCATAAGGAGAAATAATACCATCTCCCAACAATGTATTGGTAAGTTTAAATACCGGCTCTGAAACTTTTGTTATAGCGTTCTCCATCAACTCACCCTGTCTTATAAAAACAGCGGGTGTATTGTCTATCTTATTTTTAAATGTGGCTAGATAACTATTGATTATTGCATAGCCTACAACAGCACTTGAAGAATTACCTATAACCGAATAGCCTGTATCAGGGAAGTAAGTAGGATCGTTCTGCTGTGAGAAGAAATCCCAGTTAGGATATTCAGGATTACCACTAAGGAAAAGCCTGTCCATTGCACCATTAACACCATAAAGTGTTCCTATAGTACATTTTGTAACCCTGTCCTTATATCCAGGTATTGTTTTGTATGCAAGTATTCTTACATTGTCTTCACCTGATATAGGACTTTCACCGGGAGCTGTGTTAAAATCTACATATCCCGCTGTCCTATTAACATCAAAATGTGTGCCTTCGGTCTTTCTAACCCATTCACCATTGTTGTTTAAAACCCATGCTTCAACTTCTGTGTAATCCAAATTACTAAAGGAAAGATAAAATCTTTTCACTGACGCTGAATCATGATCTACGGTAAACTGCTCATAAAAGCCCGGCTGTAACATATTGATTGGTTCATAAGATGTACCGCCGCCATTAGGGCTTTTACTGATTGTTACTAAAGGTATATATCCGTTTGAATCAATAACCTCTAATTCATCTTCTCCAAGCGTATAGCGGTATAAGTTTTTGCCATCAATCATTATCAGCTTATCGTTTATCTGCCATGACTGACTTACATACTCATTAGCGCTATCATATATCTTCTGTATCTCGTCGCTTGATTTTGTCCTTAAATAAATCTCTTTGCCTATGTGATACAAATATCTTTTAGACGAAAGATCGTAGTCGTCTCTTAATGATATTTGCTGTACTTTCAGATTGGCAATCTTTACAGTATGTCTTCCTGACTGGCCTGTGAAATTAAACTTAAAGACAATTCTTCGGATATAGTTTATAGGTGTTCCTGTGCAATCAGCACTCCCGTAAAACTCTATCTTTTCATCTATGTTATCCGCATATATCTTCTTTGGTATAGCGCAAACATTACCCCTTCTATCCATTAAGTATACTTCGATAGACGAGAAATCAGCGTCACATGTTGTATATGCGTAAAAGCTGATTCTGACAAAACCTTCCTGAGTCTTTCGGCTGTTTGCACTTTGGTAATTTATATAATTTATTCCTGTTGATGATGTGCTTGAATTTTGGTATACATCCTTGGTTACTGTATTCTTAGGGTCAACATTATATATGTCTTCCACATGGAATACATTGTCGCTATCTTCCGGTGCCGCACTCCACACATAATCATCATTCTTCTGATACATTACAGACATTTTTCTTATCTGTATTGTTGTATCGCCTTCACGCTGTTTAAGCCCTATCTTATAAGGCTTGTACGATCCAAGATTATATTCCTGTGAAAAGTGTGCTTCCTCTCCATTGGAGTTAGGAATGACAAATACATTGTCTATCCCGTCAACTTCATGGATATATAAGTATGCAGAAGAAGTAGATATATAATCAAATTCTATATATACAGGAGTAGTTGTTTCACCTTCAAAGTAAAACTGCTCTCCAAAATCGTATATGTCATTAACGCTATCAGTAGCAGAAAATGTTTCCCAACTATCGGATGTATCTAATACTCGATTGACATTAACTACTCTGTTTCCTAAATTGGAACCGGATGTAATATTATGGCATCCGTATACAGGCTTTGCGATGTTTGTTTTAACCCATATACCATTACTGTCTTCCGGTGCAGCAGACCAAGGCAAATACTTCCATTCATTAACAGTAGTTGCTTTAGTAGTAGAACATGCACGAACAGATTTAATCTTAAAATACCCACCTTCTGTATGTGTGTTCCTCACGATCCTTATACAGTAAGGCTCACTTCTGCTTGTGTCAGGTGCATCCGGGAAAGAACAAAATGCAATAGAATCCTTTACCTCACCATTAACAGAAGTCTCTAAGGAATCACCAGTACGGAAGTCTACATATATGGTATAATTCCCTTTTACATCTATATCTAAATAGATTGCGTATAAACAATCTCCGTTTATTAAAGGTATTTCAGAATCATAGAAAGTTATAAGTGCTTCTTCACCATATTCGTTTAAGTATTCTTCCCATTCCTCTGACGTGTCTATTGCTCGGTTAACATCGTCAGTAGGATGGAACCATACGTCGGTCTTATAGCCTGTCCTTTTTCTAACCTTGCCAGGAACAAGTCTGACCATGTTCTCAGAATTAGGTGATCTAAAATCATCCATGTTCGTGCCTGAATTAGTCAGGTCAACACCCATGAAATTTTCTATGTTATATATTTGTCTTTTAGGTGAAGTTGGTACTTTAAATGATACTGCCATTAAATCCACCCGCTCTCGGAAGTCCATTCTTCATAAGCATTGATATTAGCTGAGTTAACTAATCTTTCAAAGCCAATCTCAAATTCGTTTCTATAAGAAGTTGCCACCGCAAAGTCGTCGTCCTTATATAATTCAGATGCTATATATAAGGGTAATAAAACGTAAACCTCTGGGTCTATCGGTAGCTCGTAATCATCTTCTGTTAAGCTAGTAAGCTCAACCGGATATGCCCTGTAATAAATAGTGAAGGAGCCAACCATATCACGATCTAATACAAGGGTTTTTGTTCCTTCCTGGTAGAAGTCGGAAGTCTGTAAATAAAACTGATTAGCACCTTCATAGAAAATACCCTGTGGGTCAATCATGTAAAAGTCAGGTGCCAACGCTTTCATGTCATACTTTATCTTGTCAGTGAACGGGTATACTTCTTCGTCATCGGCAAAGGTCTCTTTATAAATAGCCACATTCTTTAAACCCATCGGATAAAGCGTCTCGAAAACAAACTTAACGGGTCTTCTTAAAGCATTGGCTATAAGTCCTTTGTAGACTGTATATGCTTTGTTATCTATTGTGAGCGTATCAACTAAGGTATCATCAACGTATATTTTGCAAGTGCCTGTACCCGCGCACTCAAAGTAGTATGATCTTCCTTCGTCTGTACCGTATGAATATGTATCAGAAAATTCATGTATTGGATTTGATATACTTTCAGACACAAGATTCTTTATGTCCAACTGTGTTACTTTAACAGACTTTGTTATAAACTTGCCTGCGGTAGCAAGCAGAGCCAAGCCTTCATTTGCAACATGAGGCATAGCGCCAAGATAACCGGATGTAGATTCATCCTTTATTACCCTATCTTCTACTGCAAACATCTTTTGTAATGTAGCAAGTTTTAAATCATACCATGTAGCCATGTCTAACCCTCTAATCTTGCGATCAAATCCTCTTTTTTGCCTGTTGCATCAAGGCCCTTATCTGCGCACATCTTCTTTAACTGTGCGTATGGGACTGCTGAATAGTCTTCTTTTATTTCTTTCTTAACTTCTTCAACAACTTCTTTAGTCGCATGAAAAAAGTCAACCGATCCTGTCTTGACCAATTGACTTTCGTAATTCTCTCCAACAACTTTTAGAACCTTGTAGGTGTTCCCACCATCTTCAAAGGTGTCGCCTACCTTCAATCCCTTAGTTATCATTTAATTGTCTCCTTCGTGTTTCCACTCATAACCCTTATAGCTCTTACGCTCTCCGCGGCAGACACGATTAACGGATATTTGTCTAAAGCCTGCTTTCTCTAGCTCATTACCATTTGCATAGCGGTTAATGACTATGCCGTTTTCAAGTTGTAATATGGCTCCCTTCTTTAATCCGTGTATCTTCTCAGGGTTATAATTAAATACCTTCTCGGTATTCCAATAATAGCCCTTGTATTTCTTCATGATGCCATTAACAACTTTCTTAATGCAATTAGCACTACCTTCTATGTTTCGTGCCGCTTCTGCGAATGATCCGTACTCTGCTATAAAGTTACCTTCAAGGTCGAATTGATATACCTTTTTACTCCAGTAATATTCGCCTGTTTCTTTCTTGGGCCTGTTCTTAATCCTACGCTCTATGCAAGTCCCATAATTCATGTTGTACTGATGCGTACACCATTCTAAGTTACTTACATGATTGTTAGACGGATTCTCGTCCTTATGATTAACACAAGGTAAGTTATCCGGGTTTGGCAGGAAATTTTCAGCAACAAGTCTATGGATAAAATGTCGTTTATACTCTCCGTTGATATTCAACTCGATACGCCAATATCCATTTTGAAGCCTTTGGTTTTTTAATATTCTATTGTTCCGTACGCTAAAAACCTTGCCTGCATCTGAGATTAAGTATAAGCCGTCTGTGTCAGGTATCTCTTTCCACTTCATTAACATTCCCCCTTCCCTAATAGTATCTTACATCAGGGAAGGGGTTTTGTCAATGGCTTGTACTGTGCAAACCTAGATTATGAAAGGGTTGTGCCTGCCGAAGCACCTCCGAGGATATACGCACTCCAATTGTTAAAACCAGCGCTCCACCTTGCGTAACCACTCCACTCAAGGTTCCTTGACTTATTAAGCACTTCGTTAGAAACGTCAAGTGCTACACGATCAAAGAATACACCGGCATTAAGCTCGCGCTGTGCCTCTGAACTCATGAGAATGTAAGGATTTGTGCCTGCTGCAGCTTCCCACCTATGGTTAACGATGAGATTCCAGATTCCCTTCTGCGTGTTTATATCATTATTAGGTGATCCGATTATCTGAGTTGAGTTAATCAACCTCTTTAAAAGGTCCTCAAGTACCGGTGTGTTGCCG